TTGTGCATGTAAGCAATAGTTTTGCCTACTGTATAAATTTTAACACCTTCTGTTTTACCTTTAACTGCTATGTTATCTAACTCAACAACACTATAATTATCTTTAACTAATTCAGCAGTTAATGGACCAAGAATAATCTTAACGCCATAGGGCTTAGATTGTCCTTCAAGTCTACTTGAGAGGTTGACTGCATCTCCGAGGCAAGTGTAGTCAAAACGATAGCGGCTACCCATATTACCAACAACAACACTACCAGTATTGAGCCCAATCCCCATTCCGAACGGCGGTATGCCTTCTTTTTCAATTTCTTTATTAAACTCATCCAAATCTCCTAACATTTCTAAAGCTGTTTTGACGGCATTGATAGCATGGTCTTTGTCATCAATTGGTGCATTCCAAAACGCCATCTGAGCATCACCAATATACTTATCTAGCGTTCCATTGTTATCTAAAATCTTTTGAGTCATCGCTGTCATATATCGGTTCATGATAGAAGTTAAACCTTGAACGTCTTTACCATAATGTTCTGATATTGTTGTAAAGCCACGAACATCTGTAAACATAATCGTCAAATCTTTTGTTTCACCACCAAGTTTTAATAGTCCTGGATTCTTTTGTAATTTTTCAACAAGAGCAGGTGATAGGTATGTTCCAAATTGTTTTTTGATTTGTAATTTTTGATTTAACTCACTTATAAATTTAACAGTATATGCATGAGCATAAACAAGACATAAAGCGAGAATAGGAAATATACAATCCAACAAATAATTGTAATGATTAAAGGTATAATGAGAACCATAATACAAACCAAAAATAACAAAAACAATAGCGATAATAGCATATTTCCACCTTGATAAGAAAATTAATAATATAGCCATAATAATAGTGAATAAAAGTTCGGCACCAGGAGCCCAATCAGGTCGTTCTATATTGACATTATTAGCTAAGGTGCCGATTACAGCGGCCTGCACATCTTGAGGCCATACTGAACCAATACTTGTTGGTATAGGATTGCCTAATCCAGAAGCAGTTACACCAACTATAACTATTGCTTTGTTAAAGTTCTTTGGTAGATTTACTGCTGAAACTGAATTTGATTTTTGTGACCAATCAACCCATATACGACCAAGTGAATCTGTTGCAATTGGTCTAAATGATGGTATTCGCATCTTCTCAACACCATTCTCATTAAGTTTAACTTGGAATGTAGAGTCACCAGACATAACTCTCAACACTTCTAAAGAAACACTTGGATAAACATTACCATTATATCCAACGAACAAAGGTATTCTACGATTAACACCGTCTATTTCAGGTAATGTGTTTGTTATTCCAACTCCAGCAGCCGCAGATTCTAACGACGGAATGTTAGCAATAATACCTGGATAATTTAAAATAGTATTGATGTTTTCTGAACCAATAATAATAGAACCAGGTTTCTTTGCTGTATTTTTATTTGATTGTGAAGGAGAGTTTACTAAAATTACAGGATGGTCTTTGATTGTATCTTCTAATGCTTTATCACCACCTAATCGGTCGGCCTCAGGCATCATTATATTCCATACAACTAAACCGGCATTATGAGCATACAACTGAGCAATTAGATTGGCATATTGGTCACGTTTAAATGGCCATTGACCATATCGGTCTAATGTATTCTCATCAATATTAACCGTATAGATATTATTAACGGTTTGAGTTTTACCTGAAATGAGAGTGTCAAAATATCGTAATCTTATTGATTCGATAAAATTAGAATTGGAAACAGCAATCACTAACGCTAAGGTTAGTAATGCTGTCCAAGGTGATAGTAAATACTTCTTAAACAACTGACAATAATGTTTGAGTTGCTGTAACTAGCCATCTATAGGCAGTTTCATCATCTGCTAAAGCTTGTTGATTTTTTACGTCTACGATTTCTTTAACAAGAAATGAATACTCTTCATCTGATAAATCACCAGCTTGATGTTGCTCAGTAATTTTTACCAACTCAGCAGATAATTTACCAAGAACACCTGGATGTCCTGATTTTTCTCTTAATTCTTCTAATATTTTCATCTTTGTCTCCATGATTCTGAAATAACTTCTACTCTAGATTGTGCAATCGTTAAAGCTGATTGGCAAAATAACACACTTTTTGAATCTTTAGCTTTTGTAATTTCTTCTTTTAATTTATCAAAACTTGGTGCTTGTGGGTCATTTCTAAGCGATGAATAAACTTTGATATGTTCTAGTTTTGAAGAAAGGTCTGGCCATGTTGTTTTATTAGCACAGTCTAAATGGTCTATTGCTATTTTAATGTCCACTAATTGGTCAAACATAACAGGGTCATGTTCAAGTGGCATTATTGATGTAATAGTTGAGCAAGCCGATAATGTAAGTAATGCTATAAGTGATATAATTTTTTTCATGATTTATTTAGTTACTCTGTTGTTTAATGGTTATACTATTGGTCGTTTGGTCTTGATTTTTTAAATTTACCGTTACGCCATTTTGTATAATATTTATATTGTATCCTTTATCTTTATCTATTAATACTGTAGCACTATCTTTAACTGTTCTTTGTATCATCCAATATGTTTGTTTGTCAAAAATATAAACTTGATTTAGAGCATTATATCCTACAACAAAAGTAGCTAACAATGTATTATCAAGAGCATTTGTTAAATAGTTTGTATCAAGAGGATTAACATCTAGTTCATTGAAACCCGCATATGGGTCTTTAAATACTTTTGAATCTAATGCATTTTGTTCCAATCCTGTAAACTCTAAAGCAGAACCAGATTTATTGGCTATTTCAGCTTGTATTCTTTCAACAACTTCTTTTGGAGGTTTAACGATAAGCATATTATCAATAGCTGATTCTGATAAAGCTAATAGAACAGGTTTAAGAGGTTTAATTTCTGATGATTTTGTTACTGTAGCTTGAAATGCTTGGTTTAAAACAACTTTTCCCATAGCTGTGCTAACTTCAATTGAACCAACTGAACCATCTGGATTAGGTAATAAAATAATGAGAGATTGACCTATTTCATCTACTGTCATTGTGAATGCTGTACCACGAACAGCAACAGTTGCCGTTGGTGTATTGATTGCTACATTCTTATTATTTTCATGTGCAATATTACCTGATGCATAACGAACAGTTCCCATTGTTACATTGAGAGCTAATCTACCTGCACCTTTTTTATTGGGGTCATAGACAAATTCGTCTATAAGAAGTTTTGAATGTTCTGTGACTTTTACTTGAGTTTTATCTTCAAATGTAATGCCTACTATTCCATTGCCTGTTTGAACAATATCATTACTATCTATATTTGATTTAGGTTTAGCCTCTATTACATCTTTATTTCTAGTAATAGAGGCTGGACCTTTTTGTTCAGTTATAGAACCAATTACCGCCCAACTAGTGTTGGATAACAGAAACAGAAGCGTTGTTACCAGTAAGGTTAACAATCGCACTATTTGGGTTGGTCGTACCATCTTGAGTCACACTTATATTATTTGAATTACCAATGTTGTTAATACTAATACTATGGCCTGCACCAGCACCTGTACCATTAGCACCTGTTTGATTTGTGGTCACGGTATTATTATTGCCTGCAATTGCTATAGTATCAGTAACATTTTTACTATTTACGGTACTTGTAACAGAGTTATTATTTCCTATAGTAGTTAAACTATAATTATAATTACTCGAATCTCTCATTGTTCCTATATTCAATACAGAATTATTGTTACTACCTGAAAACGATAAATTTAAATTACCGTTATCAGTACCAAAGTTTCCGTAATTCAATACGATACCGTTACTATTACCATCTTGAGATATTACTCCTGTAGAACCACCACCAACAAAATTACCTGTGATAGAGTTGTTCATACCGTTTTGTGTGATACCTAAATTAATATTGTTACCATCAATCACAAATGATGGACTACCAATATTACTAGGATCACCTACTGTATTGTTAGAACCTGTTTGTGTAATTGATACTGTAGAATTATCAGCGTTAGTTTGGTCAATATAAACACTATTACCTCCACTATCGACTGCCAAAGCACTAAATGCTAATAACAAACTCATCACAAAAGTGATAAGCTTACTTTTCATTACTTTTCTCCTTAAATTGCCACAGACCTTTTTTTTCACCTTGAATAATCAATTGCTCTACCGCCAGGTCTGTAGCTGCTTTTATGGCGTGTATAGATGCTTCTGTTTGAGATATTCCTATCTCTTGTTCAAAATTTTGTGTTCCATTATCAAAGAATTTAAATATAGCAACACCTGCTGTATAACTCAATATTGTTTTTTGAGCATTTACTGTTAATAATACTTCACCAGTTTGTGTGCTAATTGCTCTTATGCTTACAGTTACAACATCTTCTTGATACTGTGTGTCTGGTCCAATTCCTAACCAACGAACACCAATACCACCTGTTCTTATATTTGTATCATAACTTATAATACCTCCTTCAATAATCATACCTGCATAAAGCATAGGTCGAATGGTTGATGGATCTCTAGCCTCTTCACGTGCCGAACGAATTAATTGTCTTTCTTTAAGTAGATTATCTACATTAACTCGTTCAACAATTCTAAACCATTTACCATCACCGGCATCCTCGAGTGACTTTAATAAAATGGTTTCCCCACCCTGTGTAACTGCCGAACTTAATTTGGCAATGGTGGCAGAATCTTTTCTTTGCCCTGTCTTATCTTGAAAACTATACACCGCAACTACTACCTTACCATTCTTAGGTTCAGGTAAAGGTTGCCGTGCCCATTTCATGGGTATCATTTCAGGTTCTTTAGTAATAATATTAGCCGGTGGAACACAACCGATTAAACCAATACTTAAAAATAAACAAATAAGTAAACGCATTAGAAGCTCAATTGTCCAATAGGTATGCTAACCTGTGTAACATTCCCAGATGTATCTGTAACTGTCATGTTAATCATGTCAGCTGTCTTTGTATAAGTTATGGTGTTACCTTCAATAGTAACAGTTCCACTAGTTTGAGGATTTTCACCAAACAGATTATTAATTAATTGTGTAGATAGTTGAGCATAAACTCTACTCTCAAAGTTTGTCAAGAACTTGGCTAATATAGTATTATTGGCGGCATTAGCTGCATCAATGGCTGCCTGTTTCTGTGCCGCTTCTATTGCTTGTTTACGAGTATATTCTGTGTTCTCAATGGTTTGAACATGAGAAGAATATCCTATTCCAGAAAAGGAAGGAGATTTAAATTGAAACGTTTGTTCAGCATAAACGTTACTTGCTAGTATCGTCAGTATCAGAATTCTTATTATTTTTTTCGTCATTAATTTCTCGCATCATTAATACTACATTAAGTTTTTGATTCAATCTAATCAAATCATTATCTAGCATTCTAATGCGGTCAATCAAAGCAATCACTATCTTTTCAGTTTCATTTAATACAGGTTCTGTTTCTTCTGTTGCCCACTTCCAAACATAAAAAATAAGATAACCCATACCGCAAGCAGCGATAATGGGAAATCCATACTTACTAATTAAATCTGCTATTTCTTCCATTAAATTTTATCCTGTGGATGTTCAACACCTTGAGACCAATCATATAGATTTAAAACATAATGACCTATAGCATGGTTATCAAGTAAACTGAATTTTTTATTTTTAACGCCTCTGATAAAGCCTCGCCATACATCTTTAGTCAATTGCCATCCACTAAAACTTCTTAAATTACCCCAATGGTTCATGTAATACATTCCACCAAAATGTTTATAAGGCCAAACAGGAACACGAGGAACCATATCTGTATTGTTTACAAATCTAAAATGTAATACACCTGTGTTTGTAATGCCTTCAATATACTCATGTGTTCCAACTCTTGGACTTCCATAAGTAAATAATGCTTGAGCACTTGGTAAATTCTCATCTCTCTGTAGTTTGTAAGCTACAATAGTTGCCATTGCTGCACCTAAACTATGTCCTGTGCACCAGATGGTTCTTTTTTTACCTAATTCTTTTAACATTGGCTCTAATGTTGGCCAAATGTTGTCTACGCTATGTTTAAAACCATAATGAACTAAACCTTTGCCTGTTGAACTTGGAACAGGATTGGCTTCTAAATCAGCAGCTATATCTCTCCAGTCAGTTGGTTGTGTGCCTCGGCAAACAACTATTGCATCTTCATCATTAGTTAATAAATAAGCTTGACTACCATTACAATTGAAAAATTCACTTCTAAATCCTAACTCATCAAATTTAGGTTTTGATTCAAATGGATCCAAATAAGCAAAATTACTTAATGTTGCAAATAAATGAGCTTGTTTTGGAAAAGGTAGTGCTTTAATCATTTTAATCCTTTCTAGCGTCGTTTTTGCCATCTGCTCTAGCAATACGATCCAAATCAGGACGAACTTTTAAAGCGTTAGACATTAAAGTATCAATTCTAATAATATCATGATTCATGGTTTTAACTCTATTGTCCAAAGCTATAATTATACCATTTAAGCCCTTGACTCTTGAGAGAACTCCTGCGAGGATAAACTTTACAGTTAAAAAGATGAAATAACCACCAGCACAAGCAGCGGCTATTGGAAAACCCAAATCGGCAATTAACTTAAATATATCCATATTGTCTTGACATTCATGAGTGATTATTGTATAATCCTTGATAAGTATTTATATAACTAGGAGAGTCAAATGGAAGTAATAGCATTTAAATTAATCACAGGAGAAGACGTTTTAGGCGAAGTAGAAAGTCAGTCTGAAACAGAATTCGTTGTTTTAAATCCAGTAGGTATTTCAATTGTTCGAGGTCCAGATGGTAAACCAAATGTAGGTTTCTCACCTTTTCCACTTCATGCAGAACAAAAGAAAGATGCCACAGTCGTTTTAAGTAAAAAGAATATAGTTTATAACTATGTTCCAGCAGAAGACTTCATCACAAACTATAAACAAATATTTGGAGCAGGTTTAGTTGTTCCACCACAAAAGAAAATCATCACAGGTTAATGAGTAACTTTTATACAAATGTCCAAAGCTTCGGTAATAACATTCTCTACCGAGGTGTAATGGATGGAAAAAGAGTAAAACAAAAGATTGAGTATTCTCCATCTCTCTTTATTCCATGCAAACGTATAACAAACTTCACCACACTTGAAGGCGATTACCTTGAACAAAAGGTATTTGGCACTATTCGTGAAGCTAGAGATTATATCAAACAATTTGATGGTGTGTCAAATGGTCCTGACATCTATGGTAATACACGATATGAGTATGCATATATTGCTGACCAACACAAAGGTATGGTTGAATGGGACCAAGATAAGATATCAATTGCAGTAATCGATATTGAAGTTGGTTCTGAAAATGGTTTTCCAGACCCATATGAAGCAAACGAACCAATTATTGCTATTGCTGTTAAGTATCTCAATGGCGAAATGTATGTGTTTGGTCTTGGTGCATATGAAACTCAAGGTAAAGAAATATATGTCAAATGCCGTGATGAATATACACTATGTAAGAGATTTATGGAACTATGGACAAGAAAATGTCCAGATATCGTAACTGGTTGGAATACAAAATTCTTTGATATTCCATATATCATCAATCGATTCAGAAGAATACTTGGTGAAGACGAAGCCAAGAAATTATCTCCATGGAACTATATTGGTGAAAGAAAAACATTCATCAATAATCGCCAAATGATTGCTTATGATATTCTAGGTGTGTCATCTTTAGATTATATCGAACTATACAGATGGTATGCTCCTGGCGGTAAATCACAAGAATCATATAAACTTAATTCTATAGCATCTGTTGAACTTGGTGAAGAGAAGTTATCATATGATGAGTATGATTCTCTAACAGAATTATATAAAATGAATCATCAAAAGTTTATTGAGTATAATATCAAAGACGTGGAACTTATTGTTTCATTGGAAGATAAATTAAAACTCATTGAGCTTGGTTTAACTTTGGCATATGATACAAAATCAAACTATGATGATATCTTTGCACAAACAAGAATGTGGGACTCATTAACATATTCATATCTACTTGAAAAGAATATTGTTGTTCCGCCAAAAGTTGTTAAAGATAAAGATTCAGCATTTGAAGGCGCTTATGTGAAAGACCCACAAGTAGGTAAACATGATTGGGTCGCTTCATTTGATTTGAACTCACTATATCCACATTTGATGATGCAATTCAATATTTCGCCCGAGACACTTATTGATCCTGAAAATTATACAGATGAAATGAGAGACATTATATCTCAAGGTGTTAATGTTGATAAGTTGTTATACAAAAAAGTTGATACATCTAAACTTCAAAATGCAACACTTACACCAAATGGCCAATTCTTTAGAACAGATATGATGGGCTTCTTGCCAAAGATGATGGAAGAAATGTATGAAGATAGAAAGAAATTTAAAAAATTAATGTTAAAGGCGAAACAAGATTATGAGAACGAAACAGACGATACGAAAAAGTATGAAATCGAAAAACGAATTGCAAGATACGATAATCTTCAACTTGCTAAGAAAGTTTCTCTTAATAGTGCTTACGGTGCTCTTGGTAGTCAGTATTTTAGATTCTACGATTTACGCATGGCTTTGGGAGTAACAACATCTGGTCAATTAGCAATTCGTTGGATTGAAAACAAACTTAATGACTATATGAATAAGTTATTACAAACCAATTCTGATTATGTTATTGCTTCAGATACAGATTCAATCTATCTCAAACTTGGTCCTATTGTTGATAAATTCTGTAAAGACAAGTCAATCGAACAAACTATTCAATTCATGGATAAAATCTGTGAAGATAAGATTCAACCATACATTGATAAGTCTTATGGCGAACTAGCAGACTATCTCAAAGCTTATTCTCAAAAAATGCAAATGAAACGAGAAGCGTTAGCAAACAAAGGCATTTGGACTGCTAAGAAACGATATATTCTCAATGTGTTTAACAACGAAGGTGTTGCATACAAAGAACCAAAGATGAAAGTTATGGGTCTTGAGATGATTAAGTCATCAACACCATCTGCTATTAGAACGAAGATGGCAGAAGCAATTAAAATTATGATGATTGGTAATGAGAATGATATTCACAAGTTTATTATTAAATTCAAAGAAGAATTTAAGTCTTTACCACCAGAAGAGATTTCTTTTCCTCGTGGCATCAACGGATTGAATAAATATAGTGATGCGGTAACTTTATACAAATCAGGAACACCGATTCATGTTAAAGGTGCCATATTATACAATAATTTTATAAAGCAAAATAAACTTACAAAAAAATATCCACTCATACAAGAAGGCGAAAAGATTAAATTTGCCTATTTGAAGATGCCTAATCATTTCAAAGATACAGTCATATCGTATCCCACGAGATTACCTAAAGAATTAAATTTACATGAATACATTGACTATGATATGCAATTTGAAAAAGCATTCATAGAACCAATTAAAATTATTTTAGATTGTATGGGCTGGTCGACAGAAAAAGTTAATACTTTGGAGGGATTTTTCTCATGATTTATTTTACATTCTTAGCTGCATTTCTATTATCAAGTATTGCAGCTTA